TTCGCCCACACGACGAACAGGCTGCGTGCTATTATGGACAAGGCACACAGTGGTGTACTGCGGCAACACAATCACACAACATGTTTAACCATTATCACAGTGACGGCGAATTAAGCATCTTTATTCCTAAAAAGCCCAATCACGAAGGTGAAAAATATCAACTCTGGGTACACAATAGCAACGGTTCATATCAGTTAATGGACGAACATGATGACCCCGTCGAGGAGGGTGGAATAGAAGTACTGAACAGTTTGTTCCCGTCGGTCACCGACAAATTGTTACTAAAAATACACCCTTCCCTGGTGAATCATCCACAGGTAAACTGGCAGGAATATGGATCGGTTAAACAACAGGTTATTGAAAAACTGTTGCGCAATGGATATTTTAAAGTAGCATATCGTGATTTAATCAACATGTTGGATGATGGCGACGACAACGACGAAGATCATCGGGTACATGTTCGGGATATGAAAGAGCAATTCCAGGAAATGGAAAACGAAGTCATCCGCGATGTTCAAGGCGCTACATATGAAGAACTTACACATTATCAATATGATGCGAACATGATCCATATTCCAAACGCTATATTTGATTTTATCGATACTTACGCAGAAGAACATGGAAGCTGGCGTGGAGATTGGGCAGACGACGAAGTTCTTTTGGGCTTCACAAAAAATATACACAATTGGTTTAACAGACAAATGCCCTGGGACAAACGTAATAGTGAAAGACAGGGACGCCTAGAACCTTACTACGAAATTGAAAAAGACGAAAACACTGGCAAGTGGACCGTAGAGTACACAGGACCATAACATGCGAGCTCAAGACTTAATATTTGAATACAAACGCGACGTAACAGCACGCAACTATGCAGAACAGTTAATAGATCGCATATACAGCGACGGCACTACCGAACGTCTACGTTTTCCAAATACAGCCGCCGGCACTGGATACACTACACGTGAGTTATGGGACTATACCAAAGGTACACTGGCCAAAGAAAAAAGAATACCGCCTGAAAATGTTGAGGCAATGAAAGACATATTTGTAAACGGTGTTATTGCTGAAATTGAAAAGGCAGACCCTACCAGCAAAAAAGCATACACAGAATGGTTGGTCATGGCCTACATCAATGGAATTTTTGTTCGCTGGGAAGACATATTCTCAACCGGTACAGAATTTTTAACCATGTACAACGATCTAAAACAGCGCAACATAATCAACAAATCAGATACGCTCAAATACCTATCAAACATTAAACAGATTAACCACCGAGGTAGATTTAGTCAGGCATACAATGATGTAATGAATGCTCATGAATGGTATCTGGGTGCCGAAAAGCAAACTGACAAGGGCGATGCAGAAGAAGTATACAATGGCCCAGCAGTACGTGTTATCAAAGCCAAAGACAAAACGTCTGCGTGCTATTACGGACGTGGCACACAGTGGTGCACAGCAGCCACACGCAGTCATAATTATTTTGATCAGTACAATAAGTCCGGCGACATTTATATTTTCTTGCCCAAGAATCCCAAATACGAAGGCGAAAAATATCAGTTCTGGGCCGGTGATGATGGGCGTAACGTTGGCTTCCAGTTAATGGATCCTGAAGACGAACCTGTGACACTTGAAGATTGGGACAAGCGTTTTCCAGGTCTGGGCATTGCGTTCTTGTACAATCTTGCACCAGAAGTTTTGAAAAATCTTGTTGTTTTTAACGGCGATATGTTTGAAAATGTGCTGGCACAAATCAGCACGGTGCTGGAACAAAACTGGAAATGGGAAACGGTTTCTGACCATGAGTTAAATGATGATTACTGGTATAAATGGCTACAAGACGAAGGTTATGTAGACGAAGAAGGCAATATTGACGACGATAAAATGGCGGAAGATGGCATAGATTATTTAGAGCACAACGAAGAACTGCGCAGAGGCATTGAAGAAGCTGTCGACACTGTTGAAGAATTAACCCCTGAAGAACTGGATTCCTGGTATGAAGACTGGAAGGGACTTGGCGAACACCTGGACTTTTATCACATGGTTAATGCAGTGGGTGATTATCTACGAGAGCAAGATGGAAGTTACTATGAGTCATTGGTCAAAGAGGCCGGACATTTTATCAAAGAGCGCATGGCCAGCACATCAGACAAGAATCTGGAAAACTTTAAGGTGAAAATGATGTCTGAACTAGAAAGCCACGAGCGAGTGCATCCAACCAGACGCACAGCATAACAAAACTAAATACTATATCATGAGAGCAAGAGAATTCACTACAGAAGCAGATATCACACGCAGAGATTTTCTCAAGCGTGCCGCAGCAACTACAGCAGCGGCAGCAGGAGTAGGCAGCGCAGAAGCTGATCACGACAGCGAAGAAGCACGCATTGCTGCTGATCCAAATTGGATGCCGCTATACAAAGACGGTAAACCCGTTACAGATCTTCCAGGTAGAATCGTTCCAGGTGACCAAGCAGGCCCTGGTCCAGGCGAGGAAGAACAGCGTTGGGACGATCCCGAATCAAGTGTAATGCAGTTTTACAAGTTAAAGCAGCAAAAGTGTGCAGATATGCGCGGCACTTGGGATCCAACAACAAACAGTTGCACACAAGGTGCATTAGGCAATAAAAACGTTAAAACCACATGGTAGAGGTGAATGGGCAAGATACTAAAGTTTCCAACTGAAAAAACTTTTACTTGTATGCTGCCAGATGATTGGGCAGACCCAGAAAACCCTACGCAATACGAAATTGCTAACACAATGCGCACATTACGCGAAATGAAGCGCGACTTTGAAGCAGAATATAACAAAACAAACTCTGCTTCTCTCACCGTTCAAATCAACAAAATCAATTCTTGTATTTCACTTCTATACAGTTATTATCGTTCAGACTAACATAAATATTTTTAATATGTAGGTCAAGGAGACTGCCGTGAGTGAAGATCGTTTAGATGATGTTGAACTCGAAGGCACTGAACGTTTTACTGGACATCACAATTCAGATATCAACGATCGTGCCTTCCACTATGTAACACATAGTCCTACTTACTACAAGGTGCCATTAAGCGAATTACGTAAAATTCGCAACAAAGCAAAGAAGATTAAACGAAGCTACAAAAAACAATTGCGTAAGCAATCAAAAGATATTTCAAAAAAATACAGTTGTTGTTGGAATCATTAGTATGAAAATCACCCCATTATTCCAGATTACTTTTTCTCAATCTGAACCATCACTATGGTGGAACGACGAACCTAATAATAAAACATCCAATGGGTGGGGTATTGTTTTAAGATTCAACGCAGGTAGATTTGTTCGACCAATATTGCACCCAAAACATTGGTTCAAACCAAGATTACCTCGAGGATACGACGATCCAGAATCTGAAAATTATATTTCCAATCCAGAAGATTATAAGAAATATGCACCTAATATATGGAAAATGACATCTAGCGATGCTCATTGGTTTGTGGTTAATATCCCTGTATTAATTGCTCCATTTTTATCTATCAACTTTGGCGGCTTTGGCGCTTATATTGGATTTAAGCCGTATGGACTTGATTGGCCAGAATACAAAAAGTGGTATAATCCTGATGAAATTTATAACGGGTCTCAGGCATTAGCTTTATCAGCAAGAACCACTAGCGATATTACTAAATAACGTTGATAAATACAATGTGAAAACAGTATTTGTAAAACTTTACGTAGATTTACATTGCGAGTGGGAAGGGCTACCACCAGATTATCGCATCTATGTCGACGACGAAATGTTTGCTGAACGCACTTTTAAATGGAGCGAACCTGTTTACTTAACAGAAATTTTGCAAATCGAAAGCGACATAGATCACGTACATTGGGTTAGATTAGAACCAATCGGACCACAGTTAGCAACATTCCGTTTTAACAATCCACGTGTTGGGTATTGCGACCACAAAGTTAGAGTGTTGCCAGACCCGGACAAAACAACAGAATTTACATTCAAGGTTCGTCCATGAAGATTAATGATATTATTACAGAAACTACCAGCGCAGGTGCTGTTGCCGCAGTAGCACAACCACTTGGTGGCATGATTAGCCGTAACATGGGCGTATACAATAAACCAAAGAAAAAGAAATCAAAAAAGAGTAAGTAACCATGCATGATCCAGCAATGAACGATATTTTAAGTAAGTTTAACGCTGTTGGCAACAAGTCAGCAAGTACATCTGCTCCTCAACAGAGTCGTAGCAGTTCAGCAGGTGATCCTGCTATGCACAGTATTCTAAGTAAGTTTGCTGCGGTTAGTGACACACAATCAGCATTAAAATCACCGGGACAACTTGCGCTAAGCGAAGGGCTAGGTGCTGAACAAAAACGTGTTGGACAACTTCCGCAGGATTTTGAGCCGTCAAACGTTAGTGTCGTTAAGCATGGTGATCCACATCCAATGAAGGATAAGTTTGTTGGCGAAGCTTCTAATCCGGTTGATACAGTAACTATGGATGTTCCGCTAATGATTCGTATGTTTGAATATGCTAGAGAAGAAGCAAAGTCAGACATGGACTTACATGATGTTGCTGAAAAACTTATTGCACTAGGCACAGGTGGCAGCACATTAACAATGGACAACTATGAAGACATCATTGGCAATGTTGAGAACGGTGTTGAAGATCATGAAATGGACGAAGCAGTAGGTGATAAACTCACTGATCTTGAGTATGGTAGTGCAACTGCTACAGCAACTCCAACTGTTGGTGGATATCATCAACGTCGTGATTTAGAAACAGGTTCGTATACTGACTACACAGACCATGGCCCGATTAGTACACAAACAACATATGATAAATCAGGACAAATGACAAGTCAGCACGCACAAGCACGTGTAGGTGATCAATCAATGGCACGTTCTCGTTTCTATCCTAAGAAAAAGGTGGGCGAAGCAGACCAAGACTGGAAAGGGCCAGGACGTGGTAGCATCGAGGGTGCGATTGATGCAGCAACCCAAGCAGACCAACTTGAAAAGCAAGGTAGTCTAAGTGGCGGTGTTTCTGGTGAAACACATCGCTCTGCTGGTGCAGATCAAGAAATCGCTAGTCTACGTAAACTAGCTGGACAGCAAGCACCAGGATACAGTTCCAACGAACTTGCTAAAATTGGCAGCGATAGATTGCGTAGTCAAGAGAAAAACCTATTCCAGGGCATGTATAGCGAAGATTATGTTGGCGGTAAAGAAACACCACAAGATTTAGTAAAATCGCTAAGTAAAAGTTATAGAGACTTTGTTAAAGAAGTAGAACAACAAAATGCTGCTAAACCAGATCGTGAGTTACGCAGTAAAACAGAAAAGCCACGTAAGTTCGGCAATATTTTGGACGAAGAATAATGAACTTTTACGAATTATTTGAAAAAAGGGAAGACACGGAACATCAAAATGTAACTATTGCTGACCCAAAGGCAGCATTTGCACTAAAACAAGCACGTGCAAAGTACAGTTATGCCGATTCCGACCTGGAAGCATTTGTTAAAATGACACAGGACAACGAAGAAGAAGAAGATCAAGAAATTGAAAAAATTGAAAAAGAAATTCAAAATGCCGAAAATGAAATTAAAGATTTAGAAGATACAGAGGCATCTCAGCAAGACGAAATTAATCGGTTAGAAAAAGAAAATGATCTCCAAGATAAATCAATCAGAGCGTTAACTGCAAAAGAAAAAGCATATGAACGTATGTCACAAGATTATGTGAGAAGATTAAGAATGCTCGACGATCACATAAGCGATTTAGAAAATCGTCTAGCAAAGGCAAACTTACAAGGGTTTGAACCAGCAACAAGATCACAAACAGTTGAACCAGAGAAAGGGCCTGAAGCATATATTTCACCATACGATGTTCGGGATTAATCAGAAAAGATTTTTCCAAAAAAGCGTACAATGTACGCTTTTTTATTGACACAAATATATAATGTTGTTATAATTTATACTTCACACAGGAGAAAATTATGAGTGATGTTATTTTTAACGCCGAGCAGAAGGCAAAATTAAACCACCTTTTCAATGAAGGTATTGCTGTAATGACCGAAATCGAAACCCTGCAGGGAGGCCTATCAGATACTATCAAGGCCATTGCAGAAGAAATGCAAATTAAGCCAAGCGTGCTAAAGAAAGCCGTGCGTACCGCTTATAAGAGCAAATTTACTGACGAAAAGCACGACTATGAGCTACTCGAAACCATTCTCGAAACTGTTGGTAAAACCTGGTAATGAGTTACGTTGACGCACTACACGATCGCGAACACGACCGCATTTTAGTTGTGGAGCGTGTTAACGGAAAGCGGGTTTACAATGAGTTTCCTGCTGAGTATGTGTTTTATTATCCTGATCGCAAGGGTAAATTTAAAACTATTTTTGATACTCCTGTTAGTAGATTTGCAACACGCAATTATAAGGAGTTTCAAAAAGAAGTTCGTATGCATAGCGGACAAGAACTGTTTGAAAGTGATTTTAAACCTGTATTTCGTTGTTTAGAAAACAACTATAAAGGTAAAAATTCACCTAAGCTACAAACAGCATTCTTTGACATTGAGGTGGATTTCCACCAAGAACGAGGATTTAGTCCACCAGAAGATCCATTTAATGCTATTACCGCAATTACTGTGTACTTAGATTGGCTTGAACAATGTATTACACTTGCTATTCCACCTAAAACGCTTACAATGGAACAAGCAAAACATCAAGTACAAGAATTTGATAATACATTTTTGTTTGACAATGAACACGAAATGCTGTTAGCGTTTTTGGACATTATTCAAGACGCAGACATTTTAAGTGGCTGGAACTCAGAAGGCTTCGATATTCCATACACAATTAATCGTATTACACGTGTTCTGAGCAAAGATGACACAAGACGTTTTTGTTTGTGGGGGCAGTTACCAAAGAAGCGCACATTTGAACGCTATGGTGCAGAACACGAAACATATGATATTATTGGTCGTGTACATATGGACTATTTGCAACTATATCGCAAATATACATATCACGAAATGCATTCGTATTCGTTGGATGCTATTGCAGAGTATGAACTTGGCGAACGCAAGGTACAATATGAAGGCACACTTGATCAGTTATATAATCAGGACTTCCGTAAGTTCATTGATTATAACAGACAAGATACCATGATTCTCGGTAGGCTCGACGAAAAACTGCGTTTCCTAGACTTAGCAAACGAACTTGCTCATGCAAATACTGTATTGCTACAAACAACTATGGGTGCGGTTGCCGTAACAGAACAAGCAATTATCAACGAAGCACATGAACGCGGACTAGTTGTTCCTGACCGTAAAAAACACGACAAAGAGGATACACAGGCCGCTGGTGCATACGTTGCGGTTCCAAAAAAAGGCATTCATCAATGGGTAGGTTCGGTAGACATTAACTCACTGTACCCGTCGGTTATTCGTGCATTAAACATGGCTCCAGAAACCATTGTAGGGCAACTGCGTCCGGTAATGACCGACAAACTTATTAAAGAACGCATGAGTGATAGAAAGGACGGTAACAGAATTGTCAAGGGCGATTCTTTTGCCGCAGCATGGGAAGGATTGTTTGGTACCATTGAGTATACTGCTGTAATGGAGCAGCGTGCAGACACAGAAATCACTATCGACTGGGTTAACGGTACTAGTACGGTACATTCAGCAAAAGACATCTGGCACCATGTATTTGATTCTAATAGTAACTTGTGTTTGAGTGCAAACGGCACAATCTTTACATACGAACGCGAAGGTGTTGTGCCTGGGTTGCTAAAGCGTTGGTATGCAGAGCGCAAAGAGCTTCAAGCAAAGAAAAAGGAAGCAACAACTAAAGAGGATATTGCATTCTGGGATAAGCGACAACTGGTTAAAAAGATTAACTTGAACTCGCTGTACGGTGCTATTCTTAACCCAGGTTGTAGATTCTTTGATAAACGTATTGGTCAGTCCACTACACTAACCGGACGTGCTATTGCGCAACATATGGATGCTTTTATTAATCAAGTACTTACAGGCGAATATAATCATGTAGGAAAATGTGTTGTATACGGCGATACAGACTCGTGTTACTTCTCTGCTTGGCCTGTTATGAAGGATAAGGTCGAGCGTGGCGAAATGGAATGGAACAAAGATATCGCTGTTAACTTATATGATGCTATTGGCGATGAAGTTAATAATAGTTTCCCACCGTTTGCATACAGAGCATTCCATTGTCCAGAAGAATACGGAAACATTCTAGCATGCGGACGTGAAGTGGTTGCCGAATCAGGATTGTTTATTACCAAAAAGCGTTATGCGCTACTTGTATACGATCTCGAAGGCAAGCGTCTAGATGAGGACGGCAAGGACGGTAAAGTAAAAGCAATGGGATTAGATTTAAAGCGATCAGATACTCCTAAAGTAGTACAGGATTTCTTGTCAGATATTCTGAATAAAGTATTAAAAGGTGCTGATCGAGAATTAATTGTTAACGAAATTAAAGAATTTAAAAATGATTTTCATAATCGGCCTGCATGGGAAAAAGGTACACCAAAGCGTGTTAATAACTTAACCAAATATGGCAATATGATTAAACAAAAAGCCAAGGCAACGGTCCCAGGGCATGTTAGGGCTGCAATCAATTGGAATTATTTGCGTAATTTAAACGGTGATAACTACAGTATGGCAATTGTTGATGGACAGAAAACTATTGTATGTAAACTACGTCCTAATCCACTTGGATACACGTCAGTTGGATACCCTACTGACGAAAGCCGTTTGCCTAATTGGTTTAAAGAACTACCTTTTGACGACTCATTAATGGAATCTGTGATTATTGATCAAAAAGTTGAAAACTTATTAGGGGTTCTTAACTGGGATCTATCTGCATCAACTGATACCCAAAGCACATTCGAAACATTATTTGAATTTTCATGAAGCTAAGCGATTTAGTTACTTATCGATCAAAAGTTGACAAGTTATCAACTAACGAACTATCAAAGTTTGTACATTCTCAGGTTGATAAAATTGTCAATGATTTGCGTACTGACAATCCTGGCCTAGATCAAGAACAACATGATATCGAGCTCATTCGCGACAATTTGTTTGAATTACTGAATAATTTTAACGAATCTCTCCACGTGTTTCAGGATCATCTGCAACAGTTAGTTCGCGAACAAGAAGTCCCGTATATTCAACAAAGCTATGCACAATATGACGAAATGTCAACCGATAGCCCTGGTTATATTCTCGATCGGCATTTGTTTCACACGTTAATATACAGAGAAAACATTAAAGAACTATTCGGAAGTAGAGTATCAAAATATGGCGATTGGAAATATGCAGGAATGTTTATACGTCCGCTTACTGGAGAATTTGTTGACTTAATGATTAACTGCGATCCGCTTTATATCGCCGACGAGCATCGTGAATTACTTAACCCAGTTAAAAAACTATGGAGCGAGGATTTTCAAAATCGGTTACGTTATCAACTAATTTCTGAATCCGACGATATTATATTTAAAAATATTCCAAGAAATCAACTTGGGTTTGTGGTCGCTATGAACTTTTTTAATTATCGACCACTGGATGTGATTAGACGCTATCTTCTAGAAATTCTAGAAATTTTGCGTCCTGGCGGAGTATTCATGTTTACCTACAATAATTGCGACTTGCCCGGAAGTGTTAAAAATGTAGAAAAAAGTATGTACTGTTACACTCCCGGGCGGTTGGTACAAACAATGGTCGAATCACTAGGGTTTGAAATCATTGATTCTGTTGATTTCACAGACACTAACGTTAGCTGGCTTGAAATTAAAAAGCCCGGGTCAATTAAGAGTCTGCGTGGCGGACAAGAATTGGCTAAAATTATTAAGACCCCAACAGATATTATCTAAATAATATTGACAAATAAATCTAAATATCTTATAATACACAAATTATATAGGAGAAACTATGAGAGATTATCTATTAGATCTAGTTGAACATACCTATGATCTAGGTTGTATCGATTTAATTAAAATTACAGGCGACGACAAAGAGACTAACATCGATGGTATTGCCGACGATCGTTCTGTAATTGTTCAAGGAAAGTTTGCTAAAGCTAACGCAGACTTTATGGGTACGTTTGGTATGCCTAATTTGAGCAAGCTAAAAATTCTAATTAATTTGGCAGAATATAAGGAAGATGCTCAAATTAACATTGTCAACAGTGACCGAAATGGCGAAACTGTTCCAACTGGACTTCATTTTGAAAACAAAGCAGGCGACTTTAAGAACGACTACCGTTTTATGGTTAAGGAAATTATCGACGATAAGCTCAAGGCAGTAACTTTTAAAGGCGCAAATTGGGATATCGAATTTGAACCTACAATGGCAGCTATTCAACGCTTGAAGATGATGGCACAGGCCAACTCAGAAGAAGCGACATTCCAGGTTAAAGTAGAAGATAGTAACCTGAAGTTTTACTTTGGTGATCATTCCACTCATGCTGGTAACTTTGTATTTCAAACTGACGTAACGAGTACTCTTAAACATACTTGGAGTTATCCAGTAAGTCAAGTTATTCGTATCTTGGATTTAACTGGCGATAAAACCATGCGTATTTCTGATCAGGGCGTTGCTGAAATTACTGTTAATTCAGGTATTGCAACTTACACTTATCTATTGCCAGCACAATCTAAGTAATGAACTCAGACCTAACCGCAGCACAACACGATTACGCAATTTATTTGCCAGCAATCAGTAACTTTTATGCTACTTACATCGGTAAGCAGCAGCACGAGGAGTACGTTGAGCAAAGTCGAATGCCGTCAGGCATTCCTGAGATGGAAATGCTCAACTTTTTTAACCCTAACAAAGGATTATTCCACTACCAGTGGGGTCTATACTCAGCAGGGCATGCTAATTTAGATTTAAATAAGGATGTTCCTGCTGAGAATATGATTCGTAAGCGAGGCAAGCATACTACATTGCTTGCTGACTCGGGTGGATTCCAGATTGCTAAAGGCGTGTGGGCAGCGGATTGGAAGAATATGGACGCTCGAGCACAGAAGTATAGATCAACTGTGCTCGAGTGGCTATGTAAAATTTCTGATTATTCAATGACACTTGATATTCCAACTTGGATTGTTAATAATCCAGATTCTGTTGCTAAGACTAATATTCATACTGTACAGGATGCAATTGACGTTACCCGCAACAATCACGAATACTTTATGGAACACTCGTTTAATGACGCTAAGTTCTTGAATGTATTACAGGGTTCTAACCACGACGACGCAGACACGTGGTATGAAATCATGAAGGAATATAACGATCCGTCAAAGCACGAAAAGTTCTTCCGCGGGTGGGCAATGGGTGGTGCTAACATGGCTGATCCACACTTGGCACTTAAACGTATTGTTACTATTATTCATGATGGATTACTTGAACAAGGTAAGCACGATTGGATGCACTTCTTGGGAACATCCAAAATGGAATGGGCAGTTATCCTTACAGATATTCAACGTGCTGTGCGCAAGTACCACAATCCTAACTTTACTATTAGTTTTGATAGTGCTAGCCCATTCCTTGCTACTGCTAATGGACAGATTTACACATATTCCACCTCTGAGAATCACGGACGTTGGACATATAAAATGGAACCAACTGCTGATAACAAAGGCTACGCACGTGATACACGGTCGTTCCGTGATGCAGTTTTAGCAGACGGTATTCACGACATTTTCGATGACAGTCCTATTAGTGCTAATTTAATGATCAAGGATGTATGCACATATGCGCCAGGTGACTTAAATAAGATTGGCAAAGAAGGTAAAACTTCGTGGGATTCGTTCTCATACACACTAATGATGGGCCATAATGTTTGGCACCATATTAACGCGGTGCAACAAGCAAACCGTGTATTTGATTCAGGGATTACTCCCGCTAACTTGGTAAACGATTATGATGGCATCACTTCTCGCGATATTATCAACGCAGTCTTTGCTGAGCCAGATTACGACAACAGACTTGCTATTCTTGATCATTACAGCAAGTTTTGGACTGGCGTTCCTGGCGCTCGTGGTATGGGCGGTAAAAAAGCTGTAAGTGCTGCTCGTCAATTTAATGCATTGTTTGAAGTTGCTGATACTACACCAGCGAGCAACGACGAATTAGATGAAACAAAATTGGATAAACTAGAAAATGAAGTACTCGTTTAATAATTGGAATAACCAATTTGGAACCATTCCAGTAACATGGAATAAATTAGATTACACAGAACGCACAACATGGCGGAACCACGGAAACAAAAACAAAGGGTTCACTACATATGATGATAATCGTAAAATTTATGATAAAAATATAGGTGTGTTGGTTCCTAACGAATTACTACCGGTGTTTGATGTCCGAGACTACTTTGATTTAGATAATCTGGTTTTTGACCTAAGTAAATATACCCCGGGCATGATTTTACCATGGCATCACGACGACTATCCTACGTATGCAAAAAATATGGGGGTGCAGGATTTAGATAGCATTGTAAGAATTATTGTATTCTTGCATGATCCTGCTCCTGGCCAACAGTTATGGATTAAAGATCGATACTGCACCGGAGCAGCTGGAAGCTGGTTTGCGTGGACTGGCAAAACCAAACACATGGCTGCAAATTTAAGCGAAGTGGATAGATACGTTATTCAACTAACAGGTATTAACAAATAATGTATTCTGTTTATAATCATTGGGATAGGTTAGATACCTGTATCGTAGGAAAAACTTATCCACCAGAATTCTATTCATGGATTAAAGACAGCAATACTCGCACCCGGTTTGAGCAATTAGCAGAAGAAACCGAAGAAGATTATCAGAAATTAATTAACCTATTAGAAAAATTTAACGTTAACGTCCGGCGTCCGGAGTTTCCTGAAGACCTTAATGAACTTTGGCTTGAGGATAAGTGGGTGCAACCGCCTACTGCGCCTCGTGACTATTTCATAATGATTCATGATAAATTTTGGATTCCAAATATTCCAAATCTACATCATGCACAAGGGCTGTTTGAAAGAAAGCACAGTGAGCTTACAGGTAACGAACGTAATCTTGCGTGGGAAAAGTTTCAAATTGCAGATCAATTACACTTAGATAAAAAACTAAGTTTTTATAATCACATTTATGACGAAATTCGCGCAAGCGGAACAGAAATTGTATACACCGACCAGGACTATATCAACGGTTGTTTTGTAAGTCGGTTAAGCGATCGTTTGTATTTTGCTACACAAACAGCGCACGACTCAGAAGAAAAGATATTAGAAACAGTTGACAAACTATTTCCAAACACTTATAATAAAGTTGTTCCTGCAGAAGGGCACGGAGATGCGGTATATTGTCCTGTCACAGAAGGATTGATTATTAGTATCAATGATATGCCAACTTATGCAGAATCATTCCCAGACTGGGAGGTAGTGTATTTGCCAGACTCAAACTTTGCGTATAACGATAAGTTTAAAGTAGCAATGACTAAAAACAAAGGTCGTTGGTTTGTACCAGGGTTTGAAAAAGATCCTAACATGATGCACATGGTAGATCATTACTTTGACGAATGGGTAGGACAAGCAAGTGAAACACAGTTCCAGGTTAATATTTTAATTATTGATCCAAAGAACATTGTTGTAAGCTCACATAATGATCAAGTTGAAAAAGCGTGTGCAAAGTATGGTATAACCGTTCACGTAGTACCTTTTAGACACAAATACTTCTGGGACGCAGGAACACATTGTATTACAAATGATATTAACAGGGTGACGTAAATATGCCTACAGTAGCAGAAATACAAAAACAATTAACAATAGTTAGTAAAAAACTAGCAGAAGCAAAAGATGTACAACAACAAGACGAGTTGCGTAAGAAAAAAACTGCACTTGCACTTGATTTAAAAAGAGCTCAACAACGAGCATGGAATAACCGCAACGATAGTATAGACTGGGGCGATGGCTACTAAATCAGCACACGACAATTTTAAAGGGCAGTACTTTACCGGTACTGAAGTAGAACAAACAGCTATGTATGGTAAGACCACACTTTTCGTAGTAGGTGAACCAGAATTATATAGCATTCAACAACAACTAGATGCAAATCCAGATATTCAGCACATTTACTTTGGTGCTAATATGAGTTTTAACGCAAAGAAACTTCATCAATGGGAAGCAGTTATTATGGACTTCCTGCGTGCAGACTATTGGTGCACACTAGACTTTGACGTTCAAAATGTAGAAGATATTCTGGAAACCGAACTGGTAGAATGGCATCGTTTTATTCCAATGATTAGTGTTAAACTTCCATACATTGACCAACTTGGTTATAATGCGGTACTCAAACTAGACGATACAGACTTTAAAGCATCTAATCCTGGTGTTTGGTGTCATCGAGTACGTGATTTGATGACCACCAACAGTTTTACAGATTGGTCTAAGTATGAAGAAGACGAGCCGGTATAATGGAAGAACAAATTAAACAAGCACAACTAGAAACTGCTAATCGCATTATGCAGAAAGCACCTCGTATGATTTGGGTAACGCTACAAAAAGAAGGTGTACATCGTTATCCTGGTGCTGATACTGATCCTAAACTCGCAACAGGCGACTGGGACGATGTAAGTTTCCTAGGTGTTCCTCACAGACATATCTTTCACTTTAAGGTATGGATTGAAGTATTCCACAATGATCGTGATATTGAGTTTATCCAATTTAAACGTTGGATCACTAGACTATACGATCAAAGTGTGTTACAGTTAGACTATAAATCATGTGAAATGATAGCAGATGATTTATATGCTGAAATCGCTACTAAGTATCCAGGTCGTGCCGTGTGGATCTCAGTTAGCGAAGATGACGAAAACGGCGCATTTATTCAATACAACACAACACAACCAGTAACATTACTGAAAATTTAAAAGAGAAAAACAATGTCTAAGAAGACTTATAATAATCCTCGTGTATCCCAGGTATTCAATGACTTAGAGTCTTATCTGGATTTCTGTCGCTCATATGGATATCGTTTTAACGAAAGTGATTTATACAATATGCAATCGTATCCATTCCAGCAATTCAATAAATTCCGTCAAGGAAAGAACTTCAAGGACCAATGGGCAGTTGACGCTCGCCGTATTCGATAATGGAACAACAAGCGTTTGATGCATTCAGGAATTTTTTTAAATCACCAATTTACCGTTCGCCAAACAGTAAATTAGTGTATATTCCTGTATTAAAAAATGCCAGTTCATATTATGACTGGGTATTTTCACAGGCTAATTGGACAGAGATACAGTACAAAGATATACACCCAGACGAAGATTATCTTTTTGGGTTTATATCTGAACCAATGACAAGATATGTTAAAGGTGTTGTACAAGACATGATATCACACGGATCGGAAAATATTCTATGCAATATGTTAGGTGTGAAATTTTGGGAATTTGCTCCTATTTTAGGAATTCACAGCGTACCAATGACTGTCATATACCCCGAGTTATATAATAAAATTAACTGGATTCCTCTCGACCACCGTAAAATAAACGCAAAAGAAGTTTTACAAGACATTCTGAATACACACGGAGAACAATCAGTTCAACTTCCGCAGGAAAGAATGAATTCAGCGGCACCGTGGCAAAAACGATTGTACGATGATATTGGACCAAAGTTTTATGGAGCCGGCCATACTTGGTTTAAAATACTATATCCGGATGAATATCCATTATATCAAAAGTCTATAGATCAATATCTTAATAATTAACATGTTTTACATTATACATAATACCGGCAATACCGCCGGCGGGACACAGCTAGCAGAGCAATTAAGAAATATTTACGGCGAGACACATGTAGCAGATGTTTGTGCTGATGATACTTCTGTCCCTGATAGCAGTGATGCTGGACATTATTGGACGGCGGCACAAGTATTAATGAAATTATGTGATATGTATGCCGACGATGTCATTAAAACAGGCGATACAATTATCTTTACATGGTTCCATGATCCTAACGCTAGACTTGTAAATGACCTAAATATCAGCTATAATGTACAACCTAACATGTACTGGTATACATTCGAAGGCACTGGTGTTTGGGAGTTAAGCTCTCACAAATTTATGAAACTTGAGGAATTAGCGTAATGCGTAAATTATTTTATATGGGTTTGGAAAGTTATCAAGCTCGTTACACATATCAATTAACAGACTGGAACGAACGTGTATTTAAACGTCGCGGTATTGATTATGTAATTGTTCCAGGCGAAACTATTGACGATACTAAAGCAATTTCCGTAGGGCAGGTACTCGACGCACACGGACGTTCATACTTTGGTATGAGCCAAATGATGAATCTTGTACAGATGATGCGTAACGGCGAGTGCAGCGGCGAGGATGCAGTCTTCTTTGAAGATATGTTCCAACCCGGTATTGAAAGTTTGCCGTATATCATGTGCCAGATTCCAGAGAAGGATCGTCCGCAGATTTATGTGCGTTGTTTAGCACAAGCAATCGATCCAGATGACTTTGTACACGTTTGGGGCATGAGTAAATGGATGAGTCTTTACGAACAAATGGTAAATGAAATTCCAAATGTTCATGTTCTTTCATCAAATGAGGAAATGGTAGCACATCAGCGTATTGCTAACTGGTCAGCACCCATTTACAATATTTCAGGACTTGCGTTCGGTAAGGAAGAAGTACAAAGTCGTGTAGAAAGTATTAAACCATTTGCAGAACGTGCAAATCGTGTAGTATTTGCAGCACGTTGGGATCAGGAAAAGCAGCCAGATTTCTTTATGGATATCGTAGAAGAACTCTCAGGACTGGGTACAGAATTTGCTGTGCTACAAGGTGGTCCATTACGTTCTAACAATCCTAAGTATATTGAACGTGCAAAGGATCTTGAACGTCAAGGTAAACTGTGCATCTACGAAAATCTTTCAAAGAATGATTATTATGCTATCCTAAACGACAGCCGTGTACTGTTTAACTGTGCATTGCAGGATTGGGTATCTAACACAGTGAGCGAAGCAGACGCACTAGGGTGTAATGTAGTATATCCTGCTTACCGCAGTTTCCCAGAAACATTTGCCAATGATTATACTCGCTTGTATACTCCGTGGAGCAAAGCCGATGCATTGGCTAAGATTGCAGCAGGCCTAGAAAAGCCAAGCTCAAACATGGGCAAGATTTCAGATTGGACAGATGGCACCGTGGACCGTATTGTAGATATTATCGAAGGTAAGGGCGAGCAATGGAACCGAGCAGGCATCCGCTATCGCGATCATGTTGCAGAATCAAAATATGAAGTTAAAGAACACTGGTAATATGGATCTTGAAGGTTTAACTATTTGCGTTACTGGTGGCGCTGGTTTTGTTGGAAGCCACACCGCAAAAACACTTAAAGCAGCAGGTGCTCGTGTAATTGTTCTTGACCGTAGACGCTTGCCACTACCAGACACCATTTATGATCAGTTCTTGCACGATGATTTTGCTGAAGAACGTGTACTAGATTATTTACAAGGTATGAACGTTGACGGGTTTGTTCACTGTGCAGGAACAAGCCTAGTAGGTCCTTCCATTAAAAACCCAAGCGAATACTATAATAACAATGTTTTAAAGAACATTCAGTTCTTAGATCACTTAAAGGAATGGAAACGTAAACCGTTCATTGTATTTTCAAGTTCAGCAGCAACATATGGTAATCCAGTGAACATTCCTATTAAAGAAACAGACCCGCAGTTACCGATTAACCCTTACGGCGAAACTAAACTTATTATGGAAAAATTATTGCGTGACTATGATCGTGCGTATAATATTCGCAGTTATAGTTTACGATATTTTAATGCCTGCGGAGCGGATGTATGGGGTACAGAACTTGGTCCAGAAGACGGTGATACTCATATTATTCCTCGATTGTTTACCAATAATCCTTTCCACCTTTTTGGCGATGATTACAATACGCCCGATGGCACTTGCGTCAGGGATTATATTCACGTTAGCGACCTTGCATTAGCACATTGTAAAGCTGTAGAAGCATTGTCCGGAAGTGAAATTAATTTTCCGCACGGGCGACCAAGTGCATGTTATAACTTAGGAACAAATACAGGTATTAGTAATCGAGAGCTTATCGAAGCATACAAAAAATATGTAGGAGAACTTACAGTTATCACAGGACCACGAAGAGAAGGTGATCCAGACGAATTAGTAGCCGACGGCAAACAATTTCAACTTGATCACCACTGGAAACCTGCATATAGCGATCTAGAGACCATTATTACTAGTACAAAAGCATGGTACGATAAGCATGGCGTTTGATGCAATTTTAAAATTTGAACAAGCTCTGGCATCATACACAGGTGCTCCGTATGCTATCATGACTGATTGTTGCACCCATGCCATTGAATTATGTTTACGTTACGAACAACCTAAGATCGTAGTGCTTACGCCTTTTACTTATTTAAGCGTACCAATGATAATGCACAAACTAGACATTCCATATGAGTATATTAACGACAATGCGTACTGGATCGGCGAATACAGGCTAATTGGATCGCGTATTTGGGATAGTGCCAGAAGACTTGAAAAAGACATGTACGAACCCAACACAATGAAATGTTTATCTTTTGGGTATTCTAAACCTTTAGAAATTGGGCACGGTGGTGCTATATTGTTAGACGACGAAAAAGCATACAACAAACTAATTCGTATGCGTTATGATGGTCGCGACCTAAATATTAGTCCATGGTCAGAACAAGTAACCTTTGAAGTTGGATATCATTATAGGCCAACAATTGAGGATGCTAACCGTGGGTTAGCATTACTAGAAGAATATAAAAAGAAAGATGATACTGATCCTGTATATGTGCAATATCCTGATTGTCGTCTAATTAATATTGAATAACATTGACAATTATCTAAATAAAGTGTATAATACATCATGTATTAAGACATCCTCGTCTTTAACTCGGAGAAATAAATGAAAAAGTACGAAGAAATTATTGAACGCTGCAAATCTGCAGACAAACGTTACTGGGCAGGTGATAATATTTCACGTCTAATCCAATCAGGTGAAAAAGAACAACTAATCGATGAAGCAACAGAAGCATTTGAAACTGTACTTGATACATTGATTATTGATAGACACAACGATCCTAACTCAAAAGGCACGGCACGCCGTCTTGCTAAAATGTACTTTAATGAGATTATGGCAGGACGTTATGAACACGCTCCGGACGCAACAGCATTTCCAAATGACTCAGAAGATCGTTATGAAGGTATGCTTGTTGTTCGTTCAGAACTTAAATCAATGTGTTCACACCATCACCAGCCAGTAACTGGCACAGCATATATTGGCATTATCGCTGCTGAAAAGTTAATTGGATTGAGCAAGTATACACGTATTGCACAGTGGTGCGCACGTCGTGGTACATTGCAAGAAGAACTTGCTAATGACATTGCTCGCGAGATTAAGAAAGCAACTGGCGCTAAGGACTTAGGTGTTTACATTCAAGCCACGCATGGTTGTTGCGAGAATCGCGGCATTATGGCACACAGTAGTCTTACACAGACAACTGTCCTCGAAGGCTCATTTAAGACTGATCCAGGTACTAAGAAAGAGTTCTTTGATAACATTAAACTACAGCAAGAATTTGCTTGTTAAGGAGAAAACATGGGCGTTAAGGTAAAATCAACAAAAGTATATAGATATCTACCTTGCGGTCACGCACAGTTCTTTGATCGTGAACCAGACGGTAGTCCAGGTGAATGTGCAAGTGTACACGGGTATGATCGTTCAGTAGAACTAACATTTGCCGGTGATATTGATGATATGGGCTGGATTGTTCCGTTTGGTGAACTAAAAGATGTTAAAACTTTTATCGAATACTATTTTGATCACGTAACTGTGCTGCCAGCAAATGATCCTAGGCTGGATCAGATTACAGCGGAAATGAAACAACCCGGTGGCATTTTGGGTACAGTTCGTGTACTGCCAAGCGGTGTAAGCATGGAAATGAGTAGTTTGTTTATTTGGGAATGGGTCAATCAATATATCTTTAGTGTAACTGAAGGTCGTTGTTATGTAGAACGAGTGCGTGTTTACGAGCATGATCGCAATGATGCAATGATTGAAGTTGATCGTGAAACTGCTATCAAAGATGCAACACGCAAACTAGCAGCAGGCGAGGATATTCTTCCACTAATCAGTGAATGGTACTGGGAAGCACCTAAAGCTGCCGTAGCACGCATTGAATCATAATGTCCGATAATGATAAGCCATTGGGTTTCTGTGAGAATGCTAGAAGTCTAACCTATCCAAGCAATGTAGGTGCTCCTGCTTTTACAGTACCCGATGTGCTTACTCATAAAACGGAAAAGACCAACAAGGCAGTTCATCAATTACAAACCAAGTTTGATGAACTAAAAGAAGAATACTTTCGACTAGTTGAACTAGCAGAAGACACTAGTTTGGTATATAACGCAGAGTACAATTTTGTTCCTGTAGTAGGCAAAACATATCACTTATACGACAGTGAAAGAAAAATATTTCTAAGTATTATTGATCCAAAAGATTGGAGCAGCATGAAGCATCTAGGTAGTTTTCGATATACGTCTGATGCAACATGGGAGAGAATTGAATGAAATGGGGGACTTGGTGTAAAACCTTAGGATCCAAAATTTCTGAGGATAAAAAAGAAGCAGATCATGCATGTTTGTTCAGAACTGTGTATACCGGTATAATGTTTGTTACCTGCTTCTTTATTATTGCTGGAGTCATACACCAATGGTGAGAGTGCTAATTTTTAGTGCGATCGTGCTAGCAGTTAGTGCGTGCAGCATTACTTATTATGGGACTTATGTAGAACCAGGCGCAGAACCCTCTGGTCCCAAACTAATAATCAAACCAGCAGACGTAAGTCGTTGATTTTACACCCTAAAAATCCGCTTGACACAGCGGATTTTTTATGTATAATATGCATTGTAAGTAAAACTTTTTAACCCATCCACTACATAGGAGAACTAGGATGGCTTTTACAAAGAGTAAGATTGCAATTGCTGTTGCTACTACTGCTAGCCTAACTGGCTGCGGAGGCGGTGGCGGTGGACCCGGCGGAGCCGGTATTAAACCTTCGGTATCTACAGAATATAGTTTTTCAACTAAAAGTGTGAAAGATATTTTTGGTTGGTCAGAAATTCAAACAGTAGACGAAAACGAAAAACAAGACCTTGAAAACTTAGTAAAAGTTTTTAAATTCGTGCAAGAACATCGATATGATTCATTGAAAGAATCCGGTGCAATAATCTACATTAATAATCATCCACGCACACTCGAAGATGCGTGGAATGTTCTTAAAGGATTAACAAAACAATATTACGAAGGACAGGAAGAGTTTTGGGATAAAGTAGTCGAAACCGGACAATTCAATGATGCAGACGATGCATATAATAGAATCATTGCGGCCGGTAATGTAACATCTAATATGTCTGATGAAGAACAGTTTGATTATTACTTAAACATCGGTTCGGGTATTGTAGCTGTTGCACCTGATCCAAACGTTAGTTGGCATAATGGCATTTATACCGATTGGACACTTAGCAACGCAGGTGTTCCTACCAGCGATACCAATGACAATCCGGCGTGTACTGCTGACGTATACACTCGTGATGTACATTGGGAAAAGGTGGTCAACGGACAACGCACTGGCGTCCGTGGAGAACATATTCGTACCGAAACCGAAGAACGCAATGTTTCGTGTCCTGCAATAGTCAGCACGCAAGACGTTACTAGTGCAGAAAACTCGTACACCGAAGGTGACGTAACTACAGAAACCACATACGAGGACGATACTCGTACTAGTCTAGATGCTAATGGCAGCACTGTTACTGAGGTATGGCGTACTGTAACTGCGGTCAGCACAATTCCACGCACAACTACCACAGTAACCACTGTTACTCGTGTTGTTACATATTCAGATGGTACTACTTCAAGCGAAGTAATTGACACCGAAACAGTTACCGAAACTGCCGATCAAGTTATCACCGAAACATCTGAATACATGCTGTCTCGCACAGTAACACCAAATGTTACCGAAACCGGTGACACCGTAAGCACCATTGATACTGTAACATATGGCGAAACCACAGTATCTACTACCTACGTAGACAATACCACAACCAAACTCGACTCTAGTGGAAATACTGTAACTGAAGTTTGGCGTACCTATACAGATATCTCAACTACACCAGTAACAACCACTACAGTCGCAACCACTACTCGCACCACGTACTATACTGATGGATCTAGTACCAGCGAGGTTATTGATACAACCACCACAGAGGACACCGTAAACAATGTTTCTACTACTACCCGCGAACCCGAACGCATTAGCCGAACTGTTACTGCTAATCTCGTTAGCAGCGAAGTAATCTCCGCAGATGTAACTGCTACTAGCACAGGCACAACTGTTAGCGAAACTGTATCTGAGGATGATACTCGTACTAGCCTAGATGCAAACGGTAGCACGGTTACTGAGGTGTATCGTGTTTATACAACAACGAACACAACTCCAGTAACTACAACTGTTACTACTACGCAAACACGTGTTGATACTTATACCGACGGCACTGTTCGTGAAACTGTTGTTGATGTAAGCGAATCGTCTACGGTTACTAACACAGTTACTACGGCCACTTCTGAAGAACTAGTATCTCGCACTGTTACACCAAATGTAGCAAACACAAGCGACTTAGACGTAACTACTGTAGCAACCACAGTTAGCGAACCAGTATTAGCTAAAACTATTATCAACACCGACACACGTGATGACGGTGTTTGGACGTTCTACTATTACTTTTGGAACACTACAACTACAGTAACTACTACGGTGGTTACAACTCGCACAACCAACTGGACCGATGGTACTACAACCACCGAAGTAATCAATACTACTGAAACCGTCAACGATTCTGTTGCAGAAACTATTACCACACAGATTGTATCTCCCGAAGCTACACCTGTTGCACCAACTGCACCAGACACTGGATCGGGTACTGTAATTGTTGAACAACCCGGCGCACCTGCCCTGGACTATGACCCGGAAACATATAACTATGTTTCCTACTATGGTAGCGACCACGTTGGTACTCCTACAGAAGTTGACAGTCACGATCCAGCAGATTTTGCAACCGCCGAAGCAGATAATGGTGCTGTGCTTGATGTAAATGCAAACTATGCATACGCACGTGGCTGGACTGGTCTAGGCTCAACAGTAATGATCATGGACACTGGCATCGACACTGATCATCCAGAGCTAGCAGACAAAATCAAGTACGAATGGGAACCGGGTTATGACACCGGTCTCGAAGACACTAACGGGCACGGCACTCACGTAGCAGGCATCGTTGCTGCTGCCAAAGATGGCACAGGAACACACGGCGTTGCATATGATGCAGAACTTGCCATTGCACGTATCGGTGAACGTGTTCCATCAATGAGCTTTGCACGTCAAGCACTCAATTGGGCAAAGGACAAGCCAGACATTGTTGCTGCTAATTTAAGTGCAAACGTTATATATTCTACAAGCTATAAAGAAAGTATTACCGCACACGGCGATGGTATTTTTACCAGCAATCACGAAATTTACGGTGGCGAAAACTATTACAATCTAGAAAATCCTCAAAATTGGGCAGATGCACTTAACGGTTCAGAAATTGTACTAACTGTTAGTGCAGGCAACACAAACTTGGGTTATGTGCAGAATCCAGCAACATTTGCTAGTGCAGTAGACGACAACGGAAACTTGCTACTCGATGGGCGTATGCTGGTTGTTGGCAATTGGAATACAAGTGCTAACACAATCGAAGGTGCAAAGTCAGGGCATGTTTGTAAGGATTTTACAGAAGCAACCTCAACTTGTAATGATCCATATTTAACCAAGGATTTTTATATTCTTGCCCCAGGCACACGCATTAATAGCACGTATCTTGATGGTTCGTACAAGACCATGTCGGGGACTAGTATGGCGGCTCCAGTAGTTGCTGGTGCAGTAGCTATTGTACATCAACTGTGGCCTTACATGGAAGGCAAGAACATTGCACAACTACTGTTGCAAACTGCTAACAAGAATATCACAGGCTACAACGAAAACACACACGGACAGGGTTTGCTAGATTTGGATCAAGCAACACGACCGGTAGGCGATCTTGGTATTAGCCTAACTGGACGCAATGGCGCTACTGTGGAAATATCAGGCGGTATTAGTGTAAATGGCATCGAAGCTGGCACACTTAGCAACGTTGCAGCAGTAGATGACTATGATCGTGACTTTACTGTGGACTTGTCCAGTGCTAATGTAGAGCGCAAGATTAGCGTAGAATATGCAGATCGTCAAAAGAACAACGGCGGTTGGGCAAGCACAATGGCTAACTTATCTGCACGCAAGATTGACAATGTACGCTTTGCTGCTAGCGATAATGTAGAAGAATATAGTATTGGCTATGAACATCGGTTCTTTGATACCAACTTAACTGCTGGTGTAAGTTATACCAAAGCAGATACTAATCCCTGGATTGATATGTCTGGCATGTGGGGTGAAGTTGATGGCTCACAAACCACAGAACTTAACCTAACATACGACTACAAGGACATGTGGGCACAGATTGGTGCAATGAATACCAGCACTCGCTACAAGACTGGACTAGTAACTGATGTAGATGACATTCGATCAGTGTACGCAACTGTGGGGTACGACACAGACTCAATTGCTGTGTTTGGCGGTATCAAGCCATACGCAGTAAATGGTTCAGTAACAATGCGTCTGCCAACTAGTGTTGATGCTGATGGTGTTATGCATTATGATACTGTAAGCAGCCGTGTGCGTTCAGAACTCGACGGTTATGTTGGATTTAAGCACAATTATCAAAAGAAAAACCATAGCACTACATTTGTAGGTATCGTAGACGGTGGCGGGGAAGGACACTTGAACTTTAACTATCGCTACAAGTTCTAAAGGTTTTAACGTTCGCATAAATACTACATTATGCGAGCAACAGATTTAATTCGTCAACTACTAGATTTAATTGACAACATTGAGTCCACTAAAGGACCTGATGTTTCGGTTAGTGTTACCAATATCACACAGGAAGTCAACGACGAACCAGAATACGCCAACGAACCAAACGAGCAGTATGCTCCGGTTAGTGCGGTTACAACTGACATGGGCGGCGGTCCTAACAAGCCCAAACATCCAGCAGATATCAGAGGCGATTCACAGAGCCTGTATCCTGCTGCACAGTGGAACTCTAGTAAGGATTATCGCTGATGGCTACGGTAACCGTTCAAAGCCTATTAAACACGGCTGTTTATGATAGTTACACAGTAGATGTTACTGTAAGTGGCGATACAGTAGGCGACTTAAAAGACGCTGTTGAAACCGCAACTGGCGTTAGCATTGATTGGTTTGATCTAGTGCTAGACGAACAGTTACTAACAGTTGGTGATACACTATACACTGCTGGTGTTGTGGATGGAACAGTACTCCGCACACACAATAAAATTGCTCGTTTAGCAACACGCGAAGATAGACAAAAAGCAAAACTTGATCTAGCAGCACTGGATAGGACTGCCAGCAGTAATCCTCGTGATGTGTATGACATTACTGAATTACCAACACAGTATTCCGGGAATACTGTTGTAGACAATCCAAACGTAGGCGGATTAGTTGAAGGCAGACCCTGGGATACAACCTAATGGCCAACCTAAATCCAAACTCAACTGATTACTTCCATAGCTACGAACCAAATACCAATGACCTCACAATGGCCATGGACTATACAGAAGATGGCAAGCCTGCTATTCGTGTGCTGTCAAACATTCAAGGTGATATTGTTATTGAAGGTGAAGTAACTATTCCTGGCATAGTTACAGTAACTAACACCGACGACGATCCTTTATTCACGCATACACATATCTATGATGAAAACGAGGTTGAGTACACTGATTCAAATCCATTTACTGTAGATGGCACTGTCACTGTGTTACAGGGCACAGATCCGTGGACTGTATCGGGCACGGTTACTGTTGATTCAATAACTGGTGCTGTTACTATTGCGCAACCAGTGGAAGTTACACAGGGCACAGACCCTTGGACTGTTGATGGCACTGTTAATATTGGCACAATGCCAGAAGTCGAGATCAAAAACGACACTGGCAATCCTATAACAGTGATAGGAACAACCATAAACCCATTTGGTTTGCCTGTAGTCAGTGTCGATGATGATACGGTACAGCACACCGCAACCAACAGGCGTAAAGTAAGTAACTACGAAATCACCGAGTTTAATACATTTCAATACACAAAAGACCCACTGATCTGGGACGAGGAAGTTACAGGCACAGCATCATCAACACTCAATACTTATGA